TTTTATGATGGATATACAGGTTGATATTGATTCAGCAAAAAAAGAATAAAAGGGGATAATTGGCTTAATTTTGAATTTTTCCTAGCAACAGAACTTGGTAAAACTTTAATTGAACTCAGAAATCTTTTGACAGAGGAGGAGCTTATTTATTGGGCTGCATATTATGATTACAAGAATGAAAGAGAGCAAAAACAAATGCAACGACAAAAAGCTAAATCAAGGTAATATATAATAAAGGTTATTTGTTTCTGTGGCACAATCAACGGTAAAATTAATAGTTGATGCACAGAACGCAATCGCACCATTAAAAAGAGTTAATCAACAAACACAAGCTTTAAGTAGTTCTACAGATAAATTAAAAGGAAGATTAGATAAATCAAATAGATCTTTAAGGGATACAGGAAAATCTGCAAAAGTAGCTTCAACAGGTGTTAAAGGGTTAGTAGGAGCATTAAGACCTTTATTGGCTGCATTAGCAGTTGTACAGTCAGCAAGATTTGTATTATTTCAAACAGCACAATTAGAAACTCAAACAAAAGCTTTAGAAGTATTAACTGGAAGTGCTGAAAAAGCTCAAAAAATTGTCCAAGAGATTAAAGAATTTGGTGCTGTGACACCTTTTAAATCTTCTGAATTAATAGAAGTCACAAAGCGAATGAAAGCCTTTGGTTTTGAAACTGAAAATGTAGTGGATATAACAAAGAGAATTGCAGATATAGCTGGTACTGCTGGAGCCGACATAGATGGTGTTGCGTTGGCAATAGGAAAAGTTCAAGCAAAGAATAAATTTATGCAAGAAGAAAATATTATGCTTTTGGAAAAAGGAATAAACGTAACTAAAGAATTAGAAGAGATAACAGGAATGAATGGTGAAACATTAGCTAAAGCTATGAGTAAAGGAGAAATAGGGGCAGATAAATTTGTACAGGCAATAATAAAAGCAACAAGTAAAGGGGGGCAATTTTTTGAAGGTGCTTCAAAACAAAGTGATACTCTGGCTGGAAAATTTAGTACTTTTGTTGATAATGTTGAAACCTTTGCACAAAATTTAGGAAAGATTTTTGAAGAACCTTTAAAGTTTATTCTTGATCAATTAAATGCTATTGCTGGTGAATTTAATAAGATGTTTTCACTTTTAACTGATGCAAATATTGGTGCTTCCAACAGAGCTGTTGGGGCGGCCTCTTTTAAAGCACGTTTTGGCATGCAAGAGGACGCAGTTAAAGACATAACAAAAGCAGTTGAATTGCTTGATCCAACCTTTGTAAAAACTGAAAAAGATGCGGCAAAACTTTTTGCACAATTAGACAGAATTTCAAAAGTAATGAAGTTAGTTCAAGGTCCAGATAGTGCAACAGTTTTAGAGGGTAGAGGTTTGCTTGGTCCTCTTGTGGAAGCTAGTAATCAAATGGACGATATAAGGGATAAAGTTAATGCAAATCTTACGGCTCAAAAACAGTTTACAAATGAAACTAAAAAAACTAACGAAAAGGTGATTAAAACAAAAGATAATACTGAAAAGATAAAAACTGCTGTTGAAGGAACTGTTACTTTTAATGAACTATTTAATACTGGTTTAGAGCAAACAAACTTTTTAGTTAATGGCCTTTCTCTTGGTACAGATAAATTTGCTGATAAATTATTAAATGTTAAATCTGAAGCTGATTTATTAAAAGAGAAGTTTATGGAGATTGGTCAAGGTATAGAACAAGGCATTGTCTCTAATCTTACTGATGCTGTAATGGGTACAAAAACACTTGCTCAAGCTGCAATTAGTGTTCTTAATGATTTAAAAAGAAAACTTGTTGAAGTTGCAATGCAACGTGCTGTTTCTGGTATTGGTGATTTTATAGGAACTGCTTTAGGTGGGATCTTTGGTGGTGGTGGAGTTTCTACAAATCGATTTATTGGCAAAGCTTCAGCAGATGCTTTCAGAGCAAATGGTGGCCCTGTTTCTGCTGGCGGTGCTTTCATAGTTGGAGAGAAAGGCCCAGAATTATTACAAATGGGTTCAAGAGGAGGCAATATAATTCCTAATAATCAACTGGGAGGTCAATCAATAAGTAATAATATTGTTATCAATGTAGATGCCTCAGGCTCATCCGTACAAGGTAATGATGCTGATGCAACGCAGTTTGGAGAGCAGCTTGCAGCAGCAATACAGGCTGAAATAATAAATCAAAAACGATCTGGAGGTTTATTAAATTAATGGCTACATTTCCAATTGCAAACCCAACTTACAATACTAGGATCACACCAAAACCATCTGTAAACGTGGTTTCTTTTGGTGATGGGTTTGAGCAAAGATTAACTCAGGGATTAAATCAAAACGCTTTATCTGTTAATTTAGTTTTTGAACTTTCACAAACTGATGCTGATACAGCAATTACTTTTTTAAACTCAAGAATTGATGATGGTGCATCTTTTGACTACACATTACCTAGCGAAACAAGCTCAAGAAAATTTGTTTGTGATTCTTTTCCAAGATCAATTCCATTTTTAAATAGAGTTAGATTATCTTGTGTTTTTAGAGAGGTATTCGAGGCATAATGGCAATACCTTTTGTTGAACTAAATAAAATAAATCCAAGTTCTATTATTGAACTGTTTGAACTTGAGCTTACAGTAGGAACTCATATAGCTGCTGGAAATCCACAAAACCTTCCTACAGTATATAGATTTCATGCTGGTGCAAATCTAAACAATTTTGGTGAAGTAATATTTCAATCTAATTCTTATCAAAGAGTAGCGGTACAAATAGAAGGTTTTGAAAAGAAAAGCACAGGCACTATCTCAAGACCAACAATTACTTTTTCCAATTTAGGTGGTTTTGTTCAAAATCCAACTTCAGGAACAGTTATTACAATGAGTGATTTTCTTAATAGCGTAAATCAGGTTACTCCACATAATGATCTAATAGGTGCAAAGCTTACTAGGAAAATGCCCCTTGCGTCTGCTTTAGATAACTCAAATTTTTCATCTGGTTCAAATCCGTTTGGAACTCCTAGTTCTGACAGATTGCGTGATGAGATATTTGTAATAGATAGAAAAGCGGTTGAAAATAGGCAAGTTGTACAATTTGAACTTACTGCTGCAAACGACTTGGAAAATAGGGAAATACCTCAGAGAGTAGTCACCAGAGACTTGTTCCCTGCTGTTGGAACATTTGTCTAATGACAGAATATACATGGGCTACAGATGCTTTTAAACACGCTTTAGAGTGTGATAAAGAGGAATCATGTGGATTAATAATTGATATAGATGGTATTGAAACTTATTGGAAATGTAAAAATATATCAGGTACATATAAAGAGAAGTCATTTGTTATAGACCCTTTAGATTATTCAAGTGGTGAAGATCAAGGAGAAGTTCTTGGTATCGTGCATAGCCATCCTGATGGAGAAATGGCATTTAGTCATGCTGATAAAATAAGTTGTAAGTTTAATGATTTACCTTTTTATCTTGTTGAACCTAAAACAAAGTCTATTATTGTTTTATATCCTTCTGAAATAAATGATTAAATTAAGTATTTATGGCAGACTAAGAAAGTTTATAGGACAATCAACATTTGAAATAAATGCAAAAAGTCCTAAAGAAGCTTTTAGTTTTTTAATTAATAATTTTAAAGGTGTAGGAAAACATATAAAAGAACAGGAATATTGTGTTATGGCTGGTAATGTGCGAATTACTGAAGATTTATTAGATATGCAGACAGAAAGTGATATTAAAATTATTCCTGTTGTTCATGGTGAAATATTACCATTTGTTTTAGCTGCTGGTGCGTTTGGTGCTGCCGCAGTGCCAACAATAGCTGGTATAACTATTTTAAGTACAACTCTTGGCACCGTTCTAACCTCAATAGGTGTAAGTTTTTTGATTGATGGAGTAACAAATTTATTGACACCAGATCCGAAGCCTCAAAATTTTGACAGACAAGAAGACCCACAAGATCCAAGCTATACATTTACAGGTCTTTTAAATAATTCAAAACAAGGTGTACCAATTAATATAATTTATGGAGAAACTTTAGTAGGTAGTACAGTTGTCAGTTCTTCTGTTGATACTTTTCAAGTTGTTAATGAGTAAATATGGTTTTTTTAAATAGAAAAATTGTAGATGCTTTACTTGGCAACGATAAACTAAAATCTATTGATTTTGGTACTGTTGTTGACGCAATAGGAGAAGGACAGATTGAAGGATCTGCGACAGCAAGTAGAGCAAGAATTACAGATAAAACAAGCACAGCTTTTAAAAATGCTTTTCTTAAAGATTTGTTTTTAAATAAAACTGCTGTGTTACAGGGTGACGCAAGTAATACAAGTCCTATAGACTCAGATTTTAATTATCCAAAAGATAGACTTACTTTTGAGTTTCAAGATGGAACTGCTAACAATGAAGTTTTGTTTGCAGCACAACAACAATCAAGTGAAGTTATAACAGGTGATAAAGGGCAAGAATGTAGCTTTCCAGTAGGAGGATCGGCAACGCCAAGATCAGGTACTATCACAAATTCATCTATTGACACTGTTCAAGTTAAGGTAAAATTTGATCAATTTTTTAAACTTAATACAGAAAATGGTAATAGAGAATCTACAAGCGTCAGAGTTTTAATAAAAGTCAATCCAAACAATGCTTCACAAGCAACAGTTATTGATGAAACAATTACTGGTAAAAGTTTTAACCCTTATTCAAGAGATTTTGGTATAAATTTAAAAGATTTTCCAAATTTTAATGCAACAAATTTTTTTCCTGTTGTAGTAAGTGTTGAAAGAGCAAATGATGTTGGTGACGAAAATACATTTAATACAATGCGTTTAGCAGAAATAAGGCAAATTATTAGAGAGCAGAATAACTATCCTAATATTGCATACTCCTCTCTTAGATTTTCTTCAGAATTATTTACCTCTGCCCCAAATCGAATTTTTAGAGTAAGAGGGAAACTTGTAAAAATACCCCATAATGCCACTGTTGATTATACAAATGGTCGGTTAACATATTCTGGAACTTTTAATGGGTCGTTTAAAACAGATAAAGAATGGACAAGTGACCCTGCTTTTGTTTTATATGATCTTTTAACAGATAGCGTTAGTGGTTGTTCAATACCAGAGTCAGAGTTAGACGTTTTTTCTTTTTTTGGTGTTAGTAAATATTGTAGTCAATTAGTAGATGATGGAAATGGTGGTCAAGAACCTAGATTCTCTATAAATGCAAATATTAATAATAGACGTGATGCAATGGCAGTAATTAAAGATATTTGCTCTGTAATGAGAGCAATACCTTACTACGAAGAGGGAACTATAAAAATTTCTCAGGACGCACCAAAAGATATTGATAATCCAAGTTCTGTAAGTTTTGATTATGTTTTCAATAACGCTAATGTGGTAAATGGCGAATTTGTATATTCTGGCAGTTCATCAAAAACTAGATTTAACGTAATTAATGTTTCATATTTTGATTTAGAAACACAAGAAATAGATTATGTGACTGTAAAAGATAGTACTGCACAACAAAAATATGGAACACAGACAAAAACAATTAATACTTTTGGTACGACCTCTAGAGGTATGGCACAAAGAGTTGGAAAATGGTTTTTACAAACACAACAAAATCAAACAGAAACTTGTACTTTTGAAACTAATATTGCGTCTGGATCTGTTATAAGGATTGGAGATATTATTGGTATTGCAGACAGGGTTAAGGCTGCTACAAGAAGGGGAGGCTTAGTTAAAACAGCTTCAGTTAGTCAAGTAACACTTGATGATGTAACACAGACTAATTTACCAGATATAAGTGATAGTCCAACTATAAGCTGTATGTTGTCAGATGGCACAGTAGAAACAAAAAACATTTCATCCTATACAAGTGGAAATCTTGTAAATGTATCTTCTAACTTTTCATCAGCCCCAGTACAAAACAGTCCATATATTTTAGAATCTGCAACTCTTTCAGCACAATCTTTCAGAGTTGTAAATATAAAAGAAAACAAACAAAAAAGTTTTTCAATTACAGCAGTAATTCATAATCCTAATAAATATGAAGCAATAGAAGATGGTGAGCAATTACCAGTGAAAAATATAAATTTATTAACTTCTCTTTTACCATCACCACAAATAATTAACGGATCAGATGGTACAAAAGCAATAGAAGAAAAAATTGTTTTAAATAATAATAGACCTGTTCCAAAGCTTTTTATTGATTGGAAATCTGTAGATGGTGCTTCTGGGTATCAATTAATTTTTACTAAAGATAATGAAAATCCAGTTGTAGTTAACACACAACAATCAGAGCATGAAATTTTACCCTCTGAGGCTGGAACTTATGTTATTCAAATATTTACAATAAACAGTAATGGAGAAAGAAGTGCAAGTCCTACAGAAGTAAGCATTGATACTTTAGGATTGACGGCTGTTCCTGAAAATCCAACAAATTTGGAAATTGAACCA